GTTGATAAAGCAACGATAACTGCTCCTGTAGTTGTTGCACAGAGTGAAGGATCAAACGGTCACCGCTCAGCGAGCGTTGCGGTGCCTAGTGTTCCAAACTTTGACCCTAACAAGACGTGGGCAACTTTAATGATTGTAGATAAGAACGGGTCCACTACTGCAATCGGTCTAGATGGAGTTGGAAAGGTAGTTGACGTTGATTGGTTGTCACCTACAGAGCAGTATCAAATCAAGGTTGTCCTGCGTGACCTCGGGACAGGTCAGGAAACAACTATCTCTGGTAGTCGTCTACCGTAAAGAGATAAAACAAAAGACCGCGTCCAAAAGGGCGCGGTCTTTTATTTTGTATAAAAATTATTTATGCAATGTAAACAGTTACTTGCCCATTTGCGCCGTCGCCACCAGCTCCGCCTGAAGCACCCATGCCATAGACACCACCTGCTCCACCTCCGCCGCCGCCTCCTCCACCAGGACTAGTAGCAGCGGTTCCTGGTGATCCAGAGTTTGCAACTCCAGTATTTCCTCTACCATTTCCACCAACACCTCCAGATCCACCACCAGCAGTGCCTCCTGCTCCACCTGCACCGCCTGAACGGTTGTTCTGCACTGGTGCACTAAAGCCGCCACCTCCACCACCGCCACCAGCTCCGCTAGATCCAAATGAAACAGTACCAAGACCTCCAAGCGTCATTGATAATGAGCCGCTGCCTCCGCCGTTTCCAATACCACCTGGACCTCCACCTTCTCCATTAACTGTGCCTGTGGCTGCTCCTCCACCACCGCCAGCGTTTGCAAAAGTAGATTGATCTAAGTAAGAGTTCGCGTTAAAAGTAAATGCTTGATTAGTATTGTTATAGGTTGTTAGATTTCCAAATCCTGAACTGCTAAGACCTCCGCCATAATTGACTTTTGCACCAACTGTTACAGTATAATTTTGCCCCGCGCTTACTGGATAGTCTTTCACTGCGTATGCAGCTCCAGCGTAGCCGCCTCGCCCACCAGCTCCTGATGTGCCACTATTACCATCTTGACTAGCGCCACTTCCACCTCGTTCTCCGCCTGACACGATAAACACAGATAACTTAGTTTTTCCTGCTGGAACTGTATAAGTGCCAGAAGAGTTAAATGTTTGAGACAGAGCGTAGCTGATAGCTGCAACAGGTGTTGCAGAGCTAGAAGAACTAGAAGCTGCTGACGTCCCACTGCCGTGAGACGCAGTTACTGTAAATGTATATGCTGTACCATTTGTTAAGCCAGATACTGTAATTGGGCTCGATGAGCCTGTACCTGTCGCACCACCAGGCGAGGCGGTAACTGTATAAGAGGTAATTGGCAACTTAGAAAAGCTAGGCGCAGTAAACGCTACAGATACGCCAGCGTCACCAGCAGTGACGCTGTCTATAGTTGGCGCTGTAGGCACACCCTTAGGGCTGGCACTTGATCCGATGATAGGCATGTGCTTATTCTATCACACTTATTTTTTATAGATAAAAACCGCGCCTGTTAGACAGACGCGGTTTCTATTTTGTTTAAGGTTATTCTGTAGGTACGTCGTGCTCGTCCCATGAAACTGTGTCTTCGTTCCATGTGTAGTACTTGCCTTCTGTTACAGGCATGGCAACTGGAGGCTCCCAGTCATTGTCTGCGTTTAGTACCCATGACGCGTATGGTGCAGGTAGGGTAAACTTTGTACCGTCCCATGTGCCACCGATAGCAGCCTTAGGCTCATCGTGTGCAAATACAATGTGGTCAAGGCTTAGTTCAGCCTTGAAGTGAGCAAGTAGCTCTTCAGTAGGGTCGTCAAACACGGCGATGTTTGTCACCGTGCCGTTGACGACAAATGCGTAGTTTTGTTCTGCCATGAGTTAGTTACCTTTTCTGATTAGGCTTGTTAGACCTATTCTATACTATACTTTATATTATGAGTAGTTCTTATCCTGACGAAACTTGCGCTTGTAGGAATCAAAGAAGCTTGAGCGTAGTTGCTGGGTTACCGCGATCTGGTCTTCCATCTCGTCAGCTCCTCCTACCTTAATCTGCCAAGAATCACGACAGATAGGAATAACCTGTGCCATAGGTGTTCCCGCTGGGATAAGACCTTCAAATTTAACGTCGTTTAATACGAACGGAAAGTTAGTTGGTGAGAAGTACTGGTCTGTGTCTACGATACCTGGAAGAATCTGGAACGGCTGATTTTCTCTGTGCATGGGAGGCATAAAAAGAATTGACCAGTTCTCAGGTGTGCGAATTGACCAAGGGTTAATCCACTTAGGGAAAGGTGCTCCATTTACCGCCGGATGAAGCGGAGCCTGCTCGATAGGATGAAATTGAATCGGTCCAGCGCTTGGCCACTCGTACCAAGGAGCTCCTTCTCTTTGAGATACATAGACGTCAACGTACGTCGTCAGGATATAACCTGCGGTGATCGCATCAAACACGGGCATGCAACGCTTAATAGTTGCGGATGTCTGTCCTTCACCTGAGGGAATCTTTTCTCCGGAGATATATGACTCCGTATTTTTGTACCAGTCTGGAATCATTGTGCGAGCGGGTTGCGGCTCGTATAAAGAAAGATCAATACCGAACGTATTGGTAAACGTCATTTCAAGCGGCATACAGGCGTCCTTTTGTTGTTGGTATAGATAAAGGTATCATATTATGATAAATAAGATATCTATTCTGCCGTCTTACGAATCCAGACCTGATAGTTCGTAACGATAAGGTTATAACGCCCTCTAAACAGCCTCAGGACGCAGTCAATACCGTCCTTAGGGTGTAAAGGTGTTCCTTGGTACATGTGCCAGTCGTAGTCATCAAATATCATGATGCCGCCAACCTCTAGGATCTTCCATGCGTTAAGCGAGTCAATCGCCGTCTGTAAGGCGGTGTGATCTCCGTCTATATAGATGACGTTAAATGTTTCACCTTCAGGGCGTGTTGCAAAGTATCTATCACTCGTACCCTTGCGCTTCTCAACCTTCTCAACTGCGGTGAATCTTTCATCGTAGACTCTCTCAACCTGGTTAAAGTCAAACGTTCCTTCGTGCTCGATTGAGCCTTCCCAGGTGTCAACGTCTACTATCCTGTTGATGTTTTTGTTATCTAAAAGCCACTGTGTCGTGTCACCCTTGTACGCGCCGATCTGCAATACATTTAACGGAACAGGTATCAAGTTTTCATTAGGAAACGTCAGGTAATTTTCAAAGTTTGGTTTAACGTGGTTGAACCACGTAGGAAGTTCCTGTTCCATTATTCCGCCTTTTACTTTTGTATAGAAGTTTATTATACACTACATTGCCTAAACAATACGCAATAGTAGCAGCTCACTTTGCGTGGTATAATAGTCAAATGGCTTCTATATACGCACTATGCTGCAAAGACTCTCCTAAGTCTTATAGATATATAGGAAAAACAAAGTTTAATGAGCCCAAGCAGCGATTAGCTAAGCATATAGTTAATGCTCAGCGCGGTGAAAAATACCCAGTCTATGACTGGATGAGAAAATATGAAGGTCAAGTTATCGCAGTATGCATTGAAACAAATATACCTGATCAAGACATTGATAAAAGAGAAATGTACTATATAGCTAAGTTTAAGTCAGAAGGTCATAAGCTGCTTAACTTAACCGACGGAGGAGGTGGAATAGTAAATCCATCTCAGGCTACCCGTGAAAAAATGGCAAAATCTGCCACTGGAAAGACGCAGTCAATAGAGACAAGAGTAAAGATATCTATTGCAAGTAAAGGAAGAGTTATGTCTGAGAAGACACGCAAGAAGATTTCAGAAAGTAACAAAGGGAAAAAGCGTTCACCTGAGGCTAAAGCAAAGATATCAGCAGCAGGTAAAGGAAGAGTTATTCCTATTGAAGTACGCGAAAAAGTATCTAAATCTAATATAGGAAAACATACTGGACCAACCACTCAAGAGTGGAAGGATAAGATAGCAGCTGCTAACACTGGAAAATCAAGAAAACCATTTTCAGACGAGCATAAAGCAAATATATCTAAAGCTGCAAGAAATCGTAGAAAAAAGAGTTCTACTTCTTAAGTTCTAAAGTAATCATCTTCATATCGAATGATGTCATCTTCTCCAAGGTACTCACCTGTTTGAATCTCGATAAAGACTAGGTCACCTTCGCCTTCGGCTCTTACGCGGTGAACTTCTCCAACTCCGATTGACACGTAGTCTCCCGGGCCAAGATGAAGTATCTGGTCAAATAACTCTACCTCCGCGTAGCCTGAGGTGATGTACCAATGCTCTGCGCGGTGTTTGTGAGACTGCTTGCTGAGACGACTTCCGTTTTCAACGTGTATTCGTTTAACCTGCATCTTTTGCTCGGTGTGTAAAATTACGTAGAAGCCCCAAGGGCGAACAAAGATCTCCGGTGTCATGTATGGACTGTATCATAAATAATAAAAAAGAATCGAGTCTAGCACTGGCAGCGCTTTGTATACTACCCTAAAGGTAGCCCGCTTATCAACTACCCACTCGATGTCTACCCAGCCAGTGCTAGACACTCAACTCTGAAGTTGGAGTGGATGACAGTTGTACGTCATGTCCAGGACGATTCGCAGTAGCGGGATTAGCTAGACTTCACTTTCGTCGTGACAAGTTAATAGTAGCGGCTCCAGGCCAGTGGCGATAGTTAAATTATAACAGGAAGGCTAGGCGTCCTTTAACGTATTTACCCAGCCTATGATGTCTAGTATAGACAGGTCCATAATCCCGTCTTCTCCTAGAAGCTCCTCAACACGAACCATGATTATGTTGAGCTCGTCGCGATCTACGCCGCAGACCTGCACGATGTGTGCCTCCATAAGAAGCATCAATTCACCCATGAATTCAATAGGTACGAGGGCTAGACCCTCCTCATCAAGGTACTGCTGAAGTACGTCGTCGTCACGTCCATACTCTGGGTCCTCAGGATAATCCATTGTCTAATAGTATCTTAAATCACCTGCGGTGATAGCTTTTAGGTAGTTGAATCTTAAAGTATTTTAGTTCCCGCCTAGGCACCAAGAAGTCCTACTAAGAAGTAGCTGGAGTATGATAGATTATACCTAAC